CTAATTTAAGTGTTAACATCCTGAAAGCACCTTTGACAAGTTGCGATTTAGTCATGTCACGAACTTGTTTGTCGTTAAGTGCATCAGTAATTTCTTTTTCTGTGGAAAGCATCCCCAAAGAGTCTAGCACAAACATGCAAGGTTTGCGTTCCTCTACAGGTTTTTTTAAATATAGATCTACTGCCTTGAGCGCCTTTCCACGGAACTCTTCAATTGTGACAACATTTACAACTACAAGGCGAGAAGTATCAATTCCACGAGATTCTACAAGAGATTTAGTAATAGCGGCCTCAGTATCAAAGTAGAGACAATAACCATCGGGATTGGTATCAAGAAAATTCTTAACAACGGCGAGGCTGAAGAAAGTTTTTCCAGTACTAGACTCTCCAGCAATAGCAGTAATCTTATTCCCAGATACCCCGCCAAATATGCTACCTGAAACCAGTGCATTAAAAATGTACGAACCTGTGTCAACATACTTTTCAGTCTCATCAATATCTGCAGCAAGTTGCGTATACTCGCCGCCAATTTCTTTTACAATATCTTTTAAAAAGTCCATAATTTATTTTTTCCTATTAAAATTAAAGGTCCACAGTTTAGAATAGAGATCCTTTTCATTAGTATTTTTAAGAATCTCTATAATTTTTTTAAATTCTTTTTCAGTTATAGGTATTTCCATTAAAAGAAAAATGATTCCAAACTCACAGTTTTTTCAACACTCCACCCAATTACATCAAGAATAATCTTGAGTGGTTCTAGAAATGCTTTCTCAAATTGTAGTTCATAATCTATGTATTTGTCAAGATCAAGTTCTTTTGGAAATTCTTGAATAAATGAAATGACATTCTCATGAATAGTATTTGGTTTTTTCAAGAAAATAAACTTAACTTTTTCTCCATTCTGAATTAATGAGTATTTGTTTGTAAGTTTATTCTTTTTAATATAATGATTGAAAAGAAGTGCTCCACGAACTTGTATTGGAGTTTTTGGAGCATAAATGTTTGACGAAGATGTATATTTTTGGACATCAGATGCAGAACGTGGAAAAGCAACTTGTTCTGGGGAAAGAGATTTAAACTTTTCTCTACATTGATCAATAAATTGAATCATATCATCTTCTGTTCCACTCATCATGATGTTAAAGGAATCTTTCAACATCTTACGACAAGGTGCAGGAGTAGAAGATTTGATTGCCTCAATACCTTTAATTTTGAGTTTTGGTTCTTCGTAGCGAACACCTTCGCTATCCCACACACTGAGAATATATCGTTTCTTCGCAGTCCAAATACCACGTTCAGCAATACATTCACGCTTCATGAACATTTTTTGGTCGTAAGCATTCACATAGTCAGCCAGTTCTTGGTAAGAACTTTCAATATACTTTTCAAATTCCAGATTACAGACCTTATCAAGGAACGAAACAATGCTTTGAGTAGTTTTCTCTCTGCCTTTGAATACATTTTCAACCAAAGGACCCATATTGATATACAGAGAATCAGTATCAGAAGCAATGACATAATCTTCCTCTTCAGTTTTAAGAATCTTGTTAAGGTATGAATTAACTTTATTCATAATCCATTGAATGGATACTTGTCCAGACAATGTGATTGCTTCTGCATTTGCTAATTTATAATAACGGAAGTATTGGTTTCCAATAGCACCATAAGCAGAGTTAAGTTGAATCTTACGTGCCATCTGAATGTTATTGCAACGAGCAATTTCTTTAATCAACTCCTTGTTCTTTGTCTTTTCATATTCCTGCTCAGCAGCAAGCATTTTCTTCTTGAAGATAACACGTTCATTGTAAATCTTCTCCATCAGTTCGGGAAGAAATCCACGAATATCCTTACGAAACATCGCACCATTTGCACAAACTGAATAATCTTTGTACATCTCAAAACTGAGACTTTGATTAAGAATCTTATCTACAGAAACTGTTGGATGCTTTTCTTCAAGAAGAGTTTCAGGACTGATGTTATACATCATAATCAAGTGTGGGTACAGTGAGTTCAAGTCAAAACTCACAACCCAATCATACATCCCAGGAACTGGTTCTTTTACATAGGCACCAGCATACTTTTCATCCTTCTGTGTTTTGTTCTTTGGGGGAATAACAATGTTTCTTTTTTTCAAATAAGTGTAGATAATATTATCCCACATTCGAACTTGATAAAACACATCAGCATAATTCACCTTAGCATCATATGCCATTGTGAGTGCCAACTCAATGAGTTTCATCTTGTCTTCCAAACGGTCAACAAGTTCCACGTCAATAATGTTATACTCAATAAACTTTTGCCACCCTTGCGTATAAAAATCTTTAAAAGTATCAAACTCAGAGTGGTCAAGCTTTTTCTGACCCAACTCAACTTCGGCAATATAATCAAGGCGATATGATTCCTGCGCTTTATAAGTAAACTTCTTATAGAGATCAAGATAATCGAGTTGAGTCAGTCCACCCACATCAAAGGTAGTATGCTTTCTACCTTGAATAAAGGTTTCCCCTTCAGTCACGAGTCCCCAGTTAGAGAAACGCTTCATTAGTTTTTCACCAAGAACCCGATTTAGACGTTTGCAAATGTAAGGAACGTCATACAACTGAATGTTCCACCCAGTGATTACATCAGGAACATTGAACATCCAATAGTTAATAAAGTGATTAAGAAGTTCATATTCAGAAGGACAATAGTGATAGGTCACATTGCTTTGTTTATTATTAAAAGGTTTGACTCCCCAAGTAATAATCTCTTTAGTAGTGTAATCCTGAATACTGATAGCAAGAATTTCTTCAGAACAAGATTCTACATCAGGAAATCCTCCTTCAGAAGCAACCTCAATATCCAGAGTTACAAGTTTAATTTTGCTGATATCAAACTTAATTTCATCCTCTGGATACTTTTCAGAAATGTATTGGCAGATGTACCTATCATTTCCATAAATCTCAAATCCATCTACGCTTTCATACTTTTTATAGAACTCACGACAATCTCGAATAGTTCCTGGTTTTATTGGTTCTACAAATTCTCCACTTAAGGTTTGGTACTTCGAATCTTTTTTAGTTTTTACAAAGAGAGTTGGATAAAACTCATCCCTGTTTTCAAATCGTTTTCCATTTTCAACTCCGCGAACAAGAATTTGGTTTCCAATCAATTGAACATTAGTATAAAAGCGTTGCGTCATTCTTTAATTAAATCCTGATATTTTTCAAGTAGAGTTGGGGTGGGATCCACAAGAGTAAGAATCTTGTCAGAACTCATCATAAAAGTTTTTTCTTTCGTATATCCACAAAGAAAAGGTTCTAAAGTTTGATCACTTCTGATTACAAATGGATTTACTAATTTACAATCAGGTTCTCCAATATCAGCACCAACTTCTTCAATCTGGGTTATCAGAATAAGATTGTTCAACAGTGCTAATACTTTGATTATTTTTTCCATTGTTTAAGATGTCCTCTTCGTACATTTTTAATAGTTGATCTATAGGATCAACAAGTGTAATTACCCAGTCTAAAGATACTGGGATTTTAGTATCCTTTGTTAAAAGGATCCAAGGAGTTAATCTAATTTTTACGGAATCAGTTTTCTCCTTATCACTATCCTCTTCCTTAACGCGCATTTTAATGCTGCAAGGTTTATTGAAAATATAACCAACTACTTTTTGTTCAGGTTCTTTGCCGACTACCATTTCCTGAACGTCTGCGATTATATCTTCTCCCGATTTTAAGAGAGCAAGTTTTACAGTCATTTTTACTCCATACCTCTTAGTATTGTAGCAACAAAAAAAGGAGGAGTCAACCTGGATTTTGCCAGGTGCTCCTCGCGCCGACGATATTCAAAAGTATTTATCTCTTTCTTTTGAACTTACACACTTTCTTTCCAGGAAGCATAGCATAAGTTGTTGTCCCTGCCCAACCACACTTTGCTTTGGGAGGTTTTGCATCAGCACCAAAATCACCTTTCATTTCTTTCAAAATATTATTAAATTCCTGGAAGGTTTTCATTTTTTATTTTTATTTATAGATAGTCCTTTCGCTTATGATGATCTGGAACAATTTTTTTCAAGTTGACAGAGAGGAGTCCGTCTTCAAAGGATACATCTGATACTTCGGTATCATCTGCAAGTGTCCACGCTCTTTTGAAAGATCGTTGAGCCAATCCCTTATGGACGTAGTTGGTATCGGATTCCTTATCTTCCTTTTGTCCTTCAACAAAAAGTTTTCCATCTTGCGTATAAACATAGACTTCTTTCTTTTTAAATCCAGCAAGTGCAAGTTCAAGTCGTGATTCTACACTACTAACTTGAACAAGATTGTATGGCGGATAATTAGAGGTTGTCTCGTGAATCTTAAAGATACGATCAAAATATTCATCCATCCCAATAGTGTTGCGATTAATCCTCTCCAACAAGGCAGGAAGATCCGCAGATGTAAACCTAGAGGTTCCAAGGTTAGTCATTATGGTAGCTCCTTTAAAAGCGAGGTTTGATTGTGTGATCCCTATAAGGCG